TTGTAGTGTAGGTGATATAGTTGTACCTACTGGTAGAGTAGCTTTTGTTAATAAGCTATCAATCAATGATACTGCTTTAGAACTACCTGTCTGTTCTTTCTGTGCAGGTGCTATTGCACCTTTATCTAGAACTGTGTTTACAGGTGTTGCTGGTGTTTTGGGTGCTGCTGTGGTTGTTGCCTTTGTTGTAGTCGCCATTATCTCCCCTGTCTATTATACTTCTTGAAGCTACGCTTCTCTTGTTTATTTTTTGATTTCTTGTGTACTCTTGGTCGTCTTTTAGGTCTTGGTCTTTCTTCAAATGATTTAAACTTCCTAGCCATTAACCAACATATGTTGTGCCATCAGTTACAGCTTTATCAATTGCTGTAAAACTCTCATCAGTCCAGATTGATGTAGTACCATCTTCTTTTTTCATAGCTTTCATAAGCTCTAAATGTTCTACATTTCTTGAAACACATGCTTTTTTGTCTGCATCTGATTCTCCATCCATAGCTGTACCTGCAATTACTGCATTAATTAAGTCAACACTGTGACCCATTGCTGTGTAATCTTGAGCTAGTTCTTCTGCTGTTCTATCCGCCATTTTATTTTCTCCTGTTTTTAATTAACTTTTTTTTTAAGTTTTTTTAAGTTATCAATAATTAATCTAGGTTCAACCATGTTGTTTCTAGGATCACTATCATTGAATTTTGTCTCATCCCATTTATCTTGCATATGGAATTGTAAATTTATATTTTGATCATACCCAAATTGTGTCCATCTAGTAGATCCCCATATAACTACACCTTTTTTATTTGCTGAAGGTGAAAAATGATTTAAGCAACTATCTATAGCTACAAATGTTTCTGCACCTTTTAACATCTCATGAATCTGAGCCCAGTGTAAGTCACATCTAATTGTACCCATAAAGTGTGGTTCATTAGGTAATACACAATTAATAATAGTTGTATCTTTATATTCTTCTCTAAGTATATTTACTAGTTGTTGAGCAAGATATGGTTGATAGTTTCTATTTGGATTAATGTTTGTGTATTGAACATTATCTGCATAATTCCATTTAGGTTGACCACCTGAAAACTGAATCATTATATATTTTTCAATCTCATTAGTCTTTAACCATTTATCTACAGATTCTTTATGTTGTTCTGTATATAATTTTGGTATCATTGACTTATCATATTGGACACCATGATGATTACAATAACTTTCAATAAGATGCTGTTTACCAAATTGAAAATTTGATTTGTATGGCTCACAATAAAATATATTATCAGATGCCATAATTCTTGGATCTTGTAATGGTAGTGTTTCCTCCAATACAAGTTTAACATCTGGATTATTTGCAAAACAATCTATGTAAGGTGTATAAATTTGCACCTCTGCTTTTTTTCTAAGTTGAGGTATTAAAGCTGTAAATGCTGTACATTTACCAACTCCACCTTCTACAACGTATGTATTTAACATTCTATTTCCTTTATATATTATTGTTATATTTAAAGGAGGGGTAGTCTTTAAATTTTATTTATTTTTAATTATTAGCTTTAATATAGATTATAATTAACTATACAAAAATGTCAACTTAAAATTATTTATCTTCTAGTTCCTTTACTCTTGCAGTTAGTTCTTTAATTGCATTAACTAATACAGGAACTAATCTTTCATATTTTAGACCATAAGCTGTGTCATCAGCATTTAGCATAGTAAATAACATATCATTTTTATTATTACCAAAACCTATTTCATTTTCTAATGCTAAAACATCTTGAGCTAAGAAACCAATATTTACTCTATCTTTTTTGTAAGTTCCATCAGGTACAGCATTCAAAAGGTCTTCTGATGTTCCATCTCTTGAAATATACCAACTTCTTTTATCCCATTTATAAGTTTTAGGATTTAATTTTGTTACAAAATCTAAACCATGTGTAAAATCTTGTATATCAGTTTTATCTCTTTTATCTGATGAAGAAATTGATGTATCAGCACAGAATAAATCAGTAATATTATTATCTCCAAGAACAATATGATTATCTTGTGCTTGTAATTTTCCTGATGGCGAACCTACTCTACCAGCATCATGACCTAATAAAAGATTATTCTCCCCTGTAGTTATATCTAATCCACCAGCTAATCCTAATCCTACATTGTTAACACCACTTGTTACATTTTCTAATGCAAAAGTACCTAAAGCAGTATTGCAACCACCTGTAGTGTTATCTAATAATGTTTTATGACCAATACCAACATTATAACAAGCTGTCGTATTAAAACTCAAAGATTGTTGTCCAACTGCTGTATTAAAACAACCTGTTGTGTTAGCATTTAAAGAAAGTGTTCCAATTGCTGTATTGTCTGAACCTGTCGTATTATTTCTAAAAGTATCTTGACCCATAGCAACATTAGACCCACCTGTAGTAGTACTAGCTCCAACTTTAGAACCCACACCTGTATTTTTTCTTGCTGTTGTTTGAGATGAAAATGCACAAAAACCAACAGCTGTATTTAAATCTCCTGTCGTATTAACTTTTAAAGAACAGAATCCTACAGCTGTGTTATTTGATGCTGTTGTGTTAGAACCCATAGAATTTAAACCAACTGCTGTATTGTTTGATCCTGAAGTATTAGTACATAAAGAAGAATAACCTATACCTACATTATTTGAACCAGTAGTAGCATTTAAAGCACATCTTCCAACTGCAACATTTGCATCTCCAGCATCAGCTGATAAAGCAGCATAACCTATAGCTATATTATAATTTGCAGTATCAATTGCATCTCCAGCAAATGCACCAACAGCTATGTTTTGAGTTCCTGTAGTGTTAGCACATAAAGATTTAAAACCTACTGCTGTGTTGTTATCTGCTGTTGTATTTTCGTAGAGTGAAAATCTACCTATAGCAGTGTTGCAATCTCCTGATGTGTTACAACGAAGTGTGTTACTACCAACAGCTACGTTCTCAGCACCTGTTGTATTAGCAGCCATTGAAACAGAACCAACTGCTGTATTTGAACTTGCAGATTCGCTAGCATCTAAAGCACAGATACCAACAGCTGTATTGTTATTTCCTGAAACATTTCTACACAAAGCACAAGTTCCTAATGCTGTGTTTTTATCTCC